CTTAGATAAGGGTTTCTTGTAGTCTTTTTCCCTATAGGGTAGAAGGGTAACACCTTCCCTTTCGTTTTAATAACGAACACATAACCTTCAAATAGTGGGGTGATTAGTTTGGCTGCAGCTAAAACAACAAAGGTTGTAAAACAACCAAAAAACAACGAAAAACTTGTTGGTGGAATAACTGGCAAGGGTTGGAAAAAAGGACAATCAGGTAATCCTAATGGGCGACCTAAATCTGGTTTTGCCTTAAATGAATATATCACCGATTTAGCTAATGTAGAATTAGAAGATAAAAAGACTATGTTAGAAGCTGTTGTAGGTAAAGTATATGAAGAAGCATTAGATGGTAATATGAGTGCGATTAACTTCCTGGCAGATAGAATCTTGGGCAAACCAAGTCAAAGCATAGGAATTAAAGATGTTTCAGATGAACCAATTAAGGTATTTGATATAGATGGATTGGACAATTGATGCCACAAGGAAATCAATCCTTAAAGACGATACACGATACAAAATCTTATCCTGTGGTAGAAGGTGGGGGAAGTCTTACTTCTCTATTTTATTTTTGTTATCTAAGCCTTTTAAAACTAACGAGAGAAGGTGGATTGTTTTTCCAACATATAGACAAGCTAAGATGGTATCTTGGTCAATACTCAAGGACATCTTTGCACATAAAGAAGTCAGTATCAATGAAACTGAATTATCTATTACACTTGATAATGGTGCAAAGGTGGAACTTAAAGGGGCAGACAAACCTGACTCACTTAGAGGAGTATCTACAACAATGGTAGTGCTTGATGAGTACAGTTATATGAAAGAGAATGTGTGGGGAGAGATTATACAGCCGACTTTAGCAGAAACTAAAGGCTCGGCTTTATTTGTAGGAACTCCAACTGGAGTACAGAACCACTTTTACGATTTATTTGTTAAAGGACAATCTAAGAATAGTGATTATAAGTCCTGGCAATTTACCACATTAGAAGGTGGCTTTATTTCTGAATCAGAAGTAGAGAATGCCAAAAAGAATTTAGATAAGAGAACTTTTGAACAAGAATATCTTGCAAGTTTTCTTACTGCTGCAAATAGAGCAGCATACAATTTTAGTAGAGATATACATTGTAGAGTAATGGAGAAATCTCCAAGAATGTTTTGGGGAATTGACTTTGGGGTAGCATCTTATATGACTGCTTTATTAATGTGTGAAAATACTGCAGGGGAACTTTATGTATTTGATGAGATTGGATTACAGAACTCTAACACCTTTGAATTGGCTAAGCTTATGCAGTTAAAAGGTAGAGGATTACCAGTATATCCTGACCCAGCAGGTAAGGCAAGAACCAGTAATAGTACAAAGTCTGACCATAGAATATTGCAAGAAGCTGGGTTTACAGTTATAGCTAAGAAAGCTAATCCAACTCAGAAGGATAGACTGAATGCCTTGAATAAGATGTTAGAAGATGCTACTGGGAAAGTAAGACTCTTTATTAATCCTAAGTGCAAGAACACTATTAGAGATTTAGAATTATGTACTATGGAGAATGGTCAAATACTAAAGACCGAAACATTATCTCACTTCTTAGATGCTTTATGTTATCCAATCGATTATAGATATGGATTCAAAGGACAAGCTAAGGCAATAGAATGGTAATGTTTTTATTAGGAATGAGTGTTGGAATTATTGTTAGCATGATAAGTGCTATGGTATGGGGATACCGATTAAGTATAAAAGAAGAAGAACTAAGTAGAGAAATGATAAAGGATTTCCAGGATAGATTCTTGGAAACCGAAGAACAAAAAATTTATAAAAGGTATGAATCATGATAATTTATAATTTAACAGAAAAGATGTTGTATGACTTGTTAATGGATACAATAGAAGAAGGATTAGAAAAAGAACATAGTGAACGAGAAAGATTGTTAGACTACTTCGAGGGTATCAATCTTGAACACGATATTAAAGGATACTTTGATAGTGAATCTCTTTCACAAATCCCACCTATGTACATTAATCTTGTTAGAAATATTATTAGTCGTAGAGCATTGGTCTATCAACAAGCCCCAGTAAGATTTAATGAAAAATACACAGATATTTTAGGCAATTTTGATTCTGTAATGAAACAATTTGAACAGCTTACTTATCTATTAGGTACAGAAGCTTTATATACTCATTGGGATGACAATGCAAAGAAGCTAAAGTACAGACCAATCCACTTCTTTACCCCATTCTTTAAACCTAATGAGGATGAACCTTTTGCTATTATGTATCAAGCAGAATCACAGCTACAGGGTAGAACAGAAGATGCTCAATATATGTTCTGGAGTAAAGAAACAGAAGATATGGAAGGTAAACACTTCATGATAAGCAGTAGAGGTGCTATTACTTCTATTGTAGAAGGGGATAGAAATCCTTATGGAGATGTCTTACCATTTAACATAGCACATAGACACCCATTTACAAGAGATTTCTTTAGAGAAGGGGCATCAGACTTAGTAGATGGTATGAGAAGTATTAACATTATGCTAACAGAACTTGCTTTACATGGAAGATTCCAATTAGGACAACCAGTCTTTACAGGATTAGATACTGAACAACGAATCACTATGGGACAAGATAAAGCCTTAGTATTACCTGAAGGTGCGAACTTCCAATATGCGACACCAAATGCTAATGTTCAGGCGATGATTGAATCTACGAAGTATATGGTAGATAGTATTGCACAATCCAACAATGTTAGAATCAACTGGGCTGATAAGAGCCAGGAAAGTGGACTATCTAAGAAGATGTCCGAATTAGATTTAATGGATGCTTTAAGAAGTGATACAGAACAAATATATAGACCATTTGAGAAACAACAATTCCAAATAGCTAAAAGAATATGTGAAGTATCAGGTGGTATTAATCTTGGCGACCAATTCAGTATAGACTTTGCAGAAAGAGAAGTGCCTATGAGTACTGATGAAGAAATCAAATACTATTCTTGGGCATTCCAAAATGATTTAGAAACAAGACAATCTTACTTAAGAAAGAAGAATCCTGACTTCAAGGAAGAAGAAATACAAGCTATTGTGGAACAGATAGATGCTGAACAACCACAAGCACAAGAAGAAACATTGATAGACCAAATTATTAAAGCCCAACAATGATAGACGACTTAGACTTTTATCAAAAAGATATGGAAAAAATCCAGAAGAAACTTCTGAATAAGATTGAGAAAGTTCTTGCTGGGTTAGTCGTATTAGATGATGCAGGATTAGCACAAGCATTTAGAGAGATTGACTTTGTTGATGACTTGACCAAGTTAGGATTCCCTGCATTGTTAGCTAAAGTAAAAGGAAATTATGATAAACAAGTAGTAACAACAGTAGCTGGATTAAGTGCAGCACAACGAAATAAACAAAGAGTTGCAGCAGTACAAGCAATAGAGATATTGGCAATCCTTGACTTAACTACTATATCATCAGGAGTAACAAGATATGCTAACGAATTAAAGACTGCTATGTTTAGAGGATTATTAACAGGGCAAAGTTCTGCAAACATTATGGCAGGGCTTACTGAAACTTATGGAGTAGGTAGAGCATTGAGCAGTAAACAACAAGTAGCATTATTAAATGATAGTTTTGCACGATTTGCAAGAACGACTACTGCAAAGTTATTTCAGGATGTTCCTGAACAGAAGTATGAATATGTAGGACCTGATGATGAGGTAACAAGAGATGAATGTCAAACAGGATTAGCAGCAGGACAAATAACTGCTGACCAAATACCTACAGAAACCGATACAACCATTGAAGGTGGTGGTGGATTTAATTGTAGACATGAATGGGTACCAGTATAATGAAAGCATCTGACATAGCAAACTTTACTAAAACCAACTATGGTCAATTAGCATCTCATGCAAGAGGGTTAATTGTTAAAGACATGAACAATGGTGTTATGCAAAATGGTATTAAGAAATATAAGTCAAAAGAATATGCAGCAAAGAAAGCAACTGGTGCATTAGGAAAATTTAGAAAGAGTGATAGAGTAACCATGTTATTAAGTGGTGAAACAGCAAGAAGAATAAGACCTGAAGGCAAAAGAGATAGAGCCACCCTAGTATATGAAAATGGAACTATTGTACAAGCCAATGAAGATAGAGGATATGTTATAGCAGATTTAAGTCCAAAGAATAGGGACAAGTCTGCATTATTCTTGCAAAAGATTGTTGATAGGAATGTGAAGAAGTACGAAAGCAAACCTATCAAGATTAAAATAGGTAAATAACAAGGAGGGCAGTATGTCCGAAGAAAATAAAATAGTAGAAGAACAAGCAGTAGCAGAAACTCCTACACAGGAAACAAGTAATGAAGTCGGTAATTTAATTGCAGAAAGCAAGAAATACAGACAAAGAAGCCAAGCAGCAGAAGCTGAGTTGAATGAACTCAAAGAAAACCTCAAACTTCAAGAAACAAAACAGCTTGAAGAAAAAGAGGAGTTTAAATCTTTGTATGAGAAGATGAAGGAAGAAAACTCACAGCTAAAACCTGTAGTAGAACAATTCCAGATTCAAGAAAAACAAAGACGAGAACATCTGCTGTCCCAACTTTCAGATGATGAACAAGAAATCTATGTAGACCTGCCAACAATTAAGTTGGAAAAGCACATTGAAAGATTGGGAAGTAAAAAAGTGCAAATATCTGATGCCAAAGAGGTTACTTCTTCTGGTAAGTTTGCTGAAAATGCAAAATGGGCTGATTTGTCTGATAAAGACAGAAACGAAGCCAGGAAGAATCCTAAACTTTGGAAACAGATAGTAGATGGCTATAGAAACTAACAACTAACTATCTTTAAGGAGATATACACATGGCAAATGTAACAACAACAACAGCTGCTAATTTTATTCCTGAAATGTGGAGAGATGCTATCCTTGACTATGCAGAAAGAAAATTCATTCTTCGTAATCAAGTATCTGACTTCTCATCTATGGTTTCAGGTGGTGGCGACATACTAAACATCCCAAAAGTTGCTGAAGAAACAGCTGCATCTAAAAGTGCAGACACAGCAGTAACTTATTCTGCTAACACAGATGGGGTAATTCAATTATCAATGGACCAACATCACTACGAAGCGAAAAGAATCGAGGACATCGTAAGAGTTCAAGAATCTGCTGACCTATTCAATGCTTATGCAAAATCAATGGGTTATGCTTTAGCTAAGAAAGTAGAAAATTATCTTGCAGTAGATGTACTACAATCTGCTACAGGTAATGATGTTACTTTAGCTGCTGATAACACTTTCACTACTGCTTTAATCAGAGAAGGTTTACAAAAAATGCTTGATGCAGGATTTGACTACACAGATGGCGAATCATTCTTATATGGTTCTCCTGCTGCTTATATGTCATTACTTTCTTTAGGGGACTTCACAGAAGCTCAAAAAAGAGGTGATGATGCAAATCCATTAGTATCAGGTAATGTAATCCAAGCTTATGGTTTAAGCTGTTATCCTTCAGTAGACTGGGATGACGATGGTGGTACTGGTGATGAAACAGCAACTATCTTTAACAGAAATTCTGTGTA